TAAAAGTAGTATTTGCTTGGGATATAAATATAACAAATCAAAACCTACTTTTTGAAGTTTTAGGTACACGATTTGATGATTTAGTAAATACAAAAATATCTTATATTCCAACAGCTAAATTAAAACAGATGAGTTTAGGAGATGAAGCACTTGCAGAGTGTTTAAGCTTAAAAGAGAAAGCTCCTGCAGTTAGTGTTATTAAAGGTATTTAAGTAGTTTGAAAAAGCCTTTTCTTCTTTTCTATAGAAGTAAAGGTTTTATTGAGACTATAAACTTTAAAAAAGGATTAAATTGACCAAAAAACAAGAAAGTTATAAAGCTAGTCTTATTAAAGCTGTTCATACTTCAAAAACTTATATAGATATCTATTCTAAAGATAGAGAACTATATGAAGATATGCTTTTTAATAATTTTGGAGTAAGAAGTAGTAAAAATTTAAGTATTGATGAACTTAAAAAACTTGTTTTGTTTTTAGGAAGTACAAGGTTTCTTAAGCACGACTATTTAAAAACAAAAATCAGTAAAAATCAAGGTGCTTTTTTACTTACACTTTGGAAACAAAAATCAAGAGCTAAAGATGAAAAATCACTTTTAAACCTTATTAAAAGCCGATTTAAAATATCTTTAAATAGTGTTTATGATTTAGAGAAAAAAGATTTTAAAAAAGTTGTAGCTGTACTAAAAAATATAAGTATTAGTTTTGAAGAGAGAGTAGAGCTTTCTAAAAGTAAATTAAGGTTCTCCTTAGCAAGGAATAAAACTTGATTTGTCCTAGATGTTCATCTTTAAGTACAAAAGTTTATGGAACTAGAAAAGGGTTAGTAAATATAAGATTTAGAGAGTGTTTAGAGTGTAAATATAAATTTATAACAAAAGAGATATTAAAAGAGGATTTAACATCTTTTGAGTATAACGATTATTTAGAAGATATTGGAGAAATATCAAAAAAAGATAGAGAAAAGAGTAAATCAATAGATACACTTTTTTAACTCTTTATTCAGCATATTTTCTATTGTATCTTTTAAACCATCTTCTATTTTACCACTATTATCAATTGGTAAAAACTTCCTTGCAGGAATTTTAGTATTTTTATTTTTTCCAGCATTTGAAGTTCCAAACTGATGAACAATCCCATAAGCATAAGAGTTTTTTACACTATTTCCTGATACTATAACTTTTGAGTTTGTAGCTTCAATATTCCACCTATCTTGTAAAGAGCCTGTAAATCTTAATATATCTCCTTTAGCTTTTTTTGCTTTTAGAGTACTTGGTTTTAAAGGTTCCCACCTTTTGCCAAAAGGACTTTTTTTATCACTAAAAGCTTCTTCAGTTTTATTTCTAAGCATTTGCCCAATTGTTTGCATAATATCTTGCATATGTTGATTATTGGCAAATTGTGATAGTTTTATTAAAAGATTTTTTGCTTCTTCTAAACCTTGAACTTCTATTTGCATTTTTAAATTTCCTATGATATAATTTTACTATTAAGTAAGGTAACGATTGATGGCAGCAATATAGTAGTCTGGATAGGCTAGATAAAATCTAGTACTAGCATTGTAAGTGCGAGTCTTACCGTTGTTACTTTACTTTTTTTAGAAATCCACCCTTTAATAAAGCTTCAAAATCCTTTTTATCTTGTTTATCCAAAGTAATAATATAGCACTCTTTATCAAATTTTTTTATCTTTTTATTTAGTTCAATTGGAATTAAATTTATTTTAGTACTATCTTGCTTATCAGGAAATATATAGACAACATTACTCTTATTTGTATCAATATAAGCATAATTATCATCTTCTAAAATATCAACTATCTGCCTCATCTCTTCCACTTTTAAACTATGTCCATATTTATCTTTTCTTTGTGGTCTTGAGTGTAAAAGATTGTTTTTATGAAAAATTATAGTTGCTTCTTTGATATCTTTATTTAATATATTTTTAATAGCTTTTAAAATAGGATTTAATAATACTCCTACAACTATATGATTTATAGGGTATTTTTGATTTTTATTTATTATTACTTCATCTATCATACTATTTAGCTGTTTTTTTGCAATAGCTTTAGAAGATAAATTATCTAAATTTAAAAACTCATCTTGTGCTTTTGTTTTGAAAGTACTAATAGGAAGTTTATCTATTTTATCTTGATATATTTTTTGAATATTATCACTTTTCCCTACATTATAAGTCCAATCATTACTAGCTATATCTTGTGGTGTAAAAAATGATGGAGTTAAACCTTTAGCTTTTAATTCATCTTTTGTATATACTCTTACTTTACATCTACAACCCCAATCATTAGGTGGATAGTTTGTATCCCAAAAAGGGTGATTTTTAGGCAATATTGTACCGTGGAGCTTTTTATGTGATGGTCTTGTAGCTCCATCTAAAATAGCACTATAATAAAAATACTCTCCCAAAGAGTTCATCTGTCCTTTATGTCTTTCTTGATTATAAGCAACTCTCATATTTGTATCAAATATATTTTTTAATCTTCTACTACCTACATATATATTTTTTATTTCACCTGTTTTAGGGTTTGTAACTTCTATATTACCTAACCATCCTTTTTGTTTTAAAGTTGGTGTTATATTCTTTTTCCACTCATTAAATCCTACTCCTTTATGCATAGCATTTGTTAAACTATCTTGTATATCTTTTAATAAATCAAGTTTTGTTATTTTTGCAATTGTAAAAGCTTTATGATGAGCTTCATACATTATTTCATCATAATCAAAAGATAATTTGGGCTTTTTATCTTTTATATACTCTATAATTTTTGTAGGGCTTTTTTGAAAATCAATAAATGTCATTTTAAATTTTAAGAATAACTCCCTTTCTCTTTCTCAACTCTACGAGTTTCGCTTATCACTTTATAAATACTTACCAACTTTTTAAGCATTTAATCTCTAACCTTGTAAGAACAATTGCTGTTCTCTTTCTCTTCTTTTTCTAAGCCCTAAAAGTTTTTTCCCGTTAGCTATATCCCATTTTAAAAACTCATTTGAAGCTGTTGTAAAATCTCCACTATTTATTTTTTTTAGTAAAGTTGATTTTGAAAAGGCTCCAAGTCCTATATTGTAAGCTAGACAAACTAAGGCATCGAATTGATTTTGAGATAAAGAAATTTCTAGTTTTCCTTTTAAACCATTTGCAAATTTATTAACTGTATATTCTAAAAGCTCTGTAGCTTCTTCTTTACTTATAGCACAATCATTTAAACTTACTTTTATACCATCTTTATAAAATGTACTTCCATATCCAATTGTTGGAACTTTTGCAGAACATAAATAAGGTTTACAGCTAAAACCCTCAAACTCTTTTATTAGTTCTAATCCTTTACTACTTATTTTCATTTTTCACACTCCTTGTTATATCTATTATTTTGATTTTCGTAAAACTTTATTGCACTTTTAAGCTCTTGATTTTTTGCTTTAAAAAGTGCTACATCATCTTTATAAACTCTAATATTTACATCTTTTGAGATTTCAATATTTGTAAATTTATAACAAATTAACTCTTTTTCATAAACTATTTTTGAACAGCCATTAAAAACAGACAATAGTAAAATTAGTAGAGATATCACTAAAATTGTCTTCATTTATACTTCCTCTTTTTAGATTTTCAAGTTGTGTTTTTTGTCTTATTTTTAACACCTCTTCCTTTTGCATTTTGCTTTGATTTTCAAACTTATATCTATTTTCTAAAATTTTTATTGAAGCTTCATAAGTTTTGCTTTGTTTTTCTAACTCATCTTTTAAATACTTATTTTGAGATGACAAAAAAAATAAATAGCCAAAAAGTAAAATAACTAGAGCTAAAATTAAAGCTAGGATTTTTATCTGCACAGAAGCATTAAAAAAGTTAAACATTGCTATTCTCCTTTTTGTTCTATTAAATCATCACAATTAAGTTTCATATATCTACAAATAAGACTTATAATACCATTTGTTCCAAAATGCCCTGCAACTCCAACAAGAACACAAGTAGTTAATATATTTACATCTTGGGATATACAAGCTAGAGCTAATAAAAATGTAAGACTTAAAGATATAAAAAACTCAGCTAAAAATGCTTTTAGATTAAATCGTTCTTGATTTTTTTGTATTTTTCTAAAATATCTTCCAACTACTCCTAATAATGTGAAAAATAT